ACATCTACTTCAATAGTAGAAGTGGTAACATTAGCTAATCTTAAACTGACAATACAATCATAAGTACTCGAACCTACAGCACCTCCTAAAAGGTCCACAGCTACTGTACCTGTGTTTCTTGTTAGATAGTTTCTAAAGTTTTGAGCCATAATTTCCTTATACTAGAGGGCAACGGCCATTGCAACTGCAAAACCTTGGCTTGCCCCAGCAGATCCACTTGCTGCTGATGTTAATCTTCCTTTCGCGTCGACTGTTATATCTGCATTAGTGTATGAACCTGCCGACACTGCAGTGTTCGCTAATGTTAATGCTCCACCTGTAGCAATGGTTGCGTCTCCTGACATATCCACTTCTTCAAATGAAGTACCGTCTGCAACTAATATTTTATTAGCTGTGTTGGTTGGTAATTTTAATAACGCACCAACAGTTAAGTCTGCTGGTAAAGTTACGTTGCCTGTTGATTCTTCAACAACAGCTTTACTAGCTGGTAAAGTACAAAATACATCTTTAGTTCCTGAACTAAAATTAACTGCCGAAGTATTTCCATCTGAATTAGAAATAATAGTAGTTCTTTGTAAATTAGTTGAAGAACTTAAAGTTCCAAAACCAACTTCCCATTCGTCAGGGTTATTAAAAATACAATAGTAAGTAGTATTACTACTTCCAATTCCACTATTAAAAGTTTGATAACCAGTAGCTGCACCAGCTAACGTCCAAGTCGTTTGACTTGTGCCGGTTGAAGTACTAGTTTCTTTTACTCTGTCGTTTAAAACAAAAGCCATTTAATTTCCTTACGTTATGCTTAAAATTGCATCAGCCCCTGTACTAACAGTAGGAAACACAACTTTAAAATCTCCACTTGATGAAGATTTTGATCCACCAAAATCTAGAACCGCAACTAATCTTTGATTAGCTGCTGTACCGCCTGAGCCTTGTCTTTGATACATGACTCCATAGGCTGCAGTAATAGTTGAGGTTGTCCATGTAATTGTGTTTGCTCCACTACCATCTCCTGCAAAGTTTAGATAAATTGATTGAGGTTGTGAACCTGCATTAGCAACTGAAGCTGTACCACATGTTCTGCCATCTGTAGTGTAGTTTCCTGTTGCTGCAACTTGTCCTGCTGTTGCACTTGAATAAACAGTTGCACTTGCTACTGGATAGGCAGCCACACTTGTGTAAAGAGCTAAATAGATTGTATCACTTGGAAAATTAAAATTTCCTTTTAATAAATCTTTTTTAAACTCGTATGGTACATAGTTTGCCATATTTTTTCTCCTTAATTGGTTCCATAACTTGATGGTGATTTAGATTTTAATTGTTGACGAATCATACCATCTTCATATTCGTCTCTGCGTCTGTAACCGATTTGTTCAGTTGCATACGATGTGAGCGCATTTTGATATTGCGATTGATAATATTGTACCATATCCTGCGGTCCTTTCAAGTACCCATATGTATTATATAAACAGGCGTATAAAAGCAAGTCTTGATATTTATTAGATAAATAAGTCCCATTTGTAGCTGCAGGCGCAGTCGTTGGATTTACTGTATCTGTTAAACTATAGGGCTCTCTATTGTATGCCAAAGTAATTTTATAATCATCATCTGGGGTAGGAGCCACCACCCAAAAAGTTTCATCCCAATTTCCATAATATTTAGGTATACTCACTGAATTAGTATCAGGAGTTGAATAATACTCAGCCATAAAACTAGGATCTCTTTGTTCTAAAAAAACTTGATTTCCATTTGAATCAGTTAATTGTACATAATTAATTGATCTTAAATCATCAGGAATTGTTACATATCTGTTTCCAACAACTAAATTTGATGTTGCGTAATGAGCATTTTGATCTGTTGGAACAGCTCTTTCAATTCCATTTTCTGCGTTTTGAATAATTCTATCACAAACTGAATCTGTTAAAACAGTTGAACTTACTTCTGTATATCCTCTCATGTCAGTTCTTAAATTTGATAAAATATATGCCATCTTATAAACCCTCCAATGTTACTGGTCCGGCGGAACAATTTTCTCCTCCACCTTTTATACCACTTGTTGTAGCCGTGTCACCACTTTGAAAATAAAAATAATTAATAGGATTTGTTAAAGGATCAGATTCTCCAGTAATAGGTGAAATAGTAGTATTGTTTGTAACATTTCCCGATGAATCTATTTTACCTAAAGAAATTGTAAAACCACTTGCTGAATCTATATCTGTTACTCCAACAATAGAATTAATAGCTGCAAATTGTTGTAAGTTTAGAGCATCTGCAGGATTTGCTCCTCCTGGTCCCGAAGTTATAACTTGTGCAGGTCCTCTTAATCTCACTGTACTTCCAGCTTTTCTTTGATGATCTTCTGAATAAACATTAACATACGTATTTCCACCATAGTTAACTACTTCAAAAGGATTATTTTTTAATAAAATTAATTGAGCAGTTGCTTTTCCTTCTACTCTTGGATTTTGTAAAGCCTGTGGATCATTGCCCACTGGTTTAGGTTCTAATTGAGGTTGTTTAGCTTCATATTCCGAATAATGAACTAGAGATCCATTCCATTCTCTAACCATTTCAGTGTAAGGAAATCTCATTCCAGATCTATCTGAAATTGCTAAAGCTTGTTTACCTCGTGCAAAAACTCCCATTATGACATTACTCCATCTCCGTAAAATGTTTGTGGAGAAATAAATGTAGATGTACCTTGATTGTCTGCATCTAATGCTCTTAACATTTCACTTTCATAAATTCTTTCTAACTCAGGTGTTCTTTCAGGAGAAAATTTCATACTTAAAAAATAAGCAAGTCCTGACATCATGCATGGATAAAATCTATTAACCACATCAGAAGTATTTGAATAAGCTCCTGGATTTTCTATTTGAGCTAAATAATAAAAACAAAATTGAAAACTACTAGGAGTAGTAGTACTTGATACACTTGAACTTGGTGTAGCATATAAAAAAATACTCGGATCTATTTTTCTTTCTACATAGAATTGAGAAGGAGTTCCTTTAGTTAATTTATTTGGAGTGGCATTGTAAGTAGATCGACTTATTTGAGTTAAAGCAATATCTTCAGGCGCTGTAGTAGTAGAGTTATCTCTATAATAAGCTTCTAATACAGAACTAATATCATTTGGAAAATTTGTTGAATCGGTTGCATAACTATATTCTGCCTGACCTTCTACTAATGGGACTTTTGCAAGTTTAACTTTCCATAAATGAACACCTCTATTAGCCCATTCTTGAAACATAATATTTAAAGAACGTCTAGCTGATCTTAATTGATAACCTGTTCTTGTGCCTCTAATATTTGTTCTTTCAAAAGCTTCTTCAATAATATCATCAATTTGAGGATTAAATTTATTAGCAACTCCAGAAGTTGGAGAAATAGTGTTTGCAATATTTCCCATCCCTGTAGTACCGGATGCACCTGAATTGTAATAAAATAAAGTAGGCGCTCCTGTGGTTGCAACTGGCGCCACTATAATAGTTGTTTTAGCTCCAGCTGATCCTGCCGTTCCTGTTTTTGTAACGCCAGTAGTATATTCTGCTCCCCCAGTTGTATGGGTTCCATCTTTAGTAGTTGAAAAAGATAAAATTTCACTAGCATTACTACTATCCGAAGTATCGAATATATAAGTATTGCCTTCTTGTAATTCTAAAACAGGACTGACTGTACCGTTGATATAAAATTTATCTCCAGTACCAAAGGCGTTAGTGCCACTGGCGACAGTGACTGTAAAAGTTATAGTGGCCATTTAAATCTCCTAGCCAAAAATTACTGTACAATATGTAACTGCAGTTGCGATTGTTAGCTTTAAACTTGTATTACATTTAATTCCTGTTCCCGGAAATTGAATGTATTCTGTTAAGCCGTCTCCGTCAGTATTAGTAGTAGCCCTAACGGTAAATACTGCAACACTTGTAGCGTCATCTTGTAAAGTAACAGTGCTTTGTGCAACATTTGGTTCTTTGTTAATATAAAGACCTACAATTCGAGCAGGGCCCGCAAAGATAGTATGTGTCGCCGTAGTTGATTTTTCTACTGCTTTTACATCGACTGGGTAAGTTGACATTTATATGCTCCTTAATTTTAATTACGATGCTCCCGAAGGAGCACCATAAAATTATTTATTACGCGTTGTTTATATTTTGAATATATTCAACTGTTACAAATCCTACTCCACTTGTTCCAGCAGAAAAGTCAATGTAAATCGGTAAATCACTTGTGCCTATATCAGCCCAAGTATCACCATCGGTAATTGTACCTGTAGATCCATACTTAAATACATTAGCCGCTGTTCCTGCTGCTAAAGCAGAAAACAATTCAGTTGATGCAGCTGTAGTACCCATAGAAATATTAGCTGCGTCACACGCAGTTGTAATATTAACAATGATCTCAGTGATTTGGCTATTAGCCGGAATTACTATTCCAGTGTCCGCTGCTGTAGTAGACTGAGTCCATCCTGCAGTTTGAGCCATTTTTACAAAACCAACGTTTTTAACATCAGTTCCAACTGTACTTCCAGTTGTGTTTCTAATCGTTCCCGCTTTTATCGGTCCCGAAAATGTAGTTGTTGCCATAATTATATCCTCCTAGTTTCCGAATACTGTCTCTAGGCCGTCGACTATACTCGTCAGCATTCTAATTAATTGTATAGTAAGATATTTATATAGTAGATTTGAATAGAGTGCAAGAGATCCTAAAGAAAATATACGATTTCAGCGATGTGGCGTTTATTTAAGTAGCCACAGAAACTTGGGCAGCAGCACCATCGATTGCATTTTGTCTATTAGCAATTCTAGATTCTTCAAGCTTGATCTCAGTGATGACTTCTCTAATTTTGTCATCAATTCTGACCATATCCAAAGTATATTTACCTTCTTGCTCATACTCCAGCTGCCATCTCAACTCCAAGGACCTTTTTTGTTTGTACAGGTCTTGTACCATCTATAACCTCCTCATAGGTTATTCTATTTATCTTGGGATCATTCATTTCTCCAAGATATTCCCAGTTTACACCTTTTTCTCCCAGTTTGTCAACTATTGAATTTTCAATAGATTCAACATTGTCTTCAGCCAGAACTTCAAATTCTGTTCCATAATGATATGCAAAGATTTTTACTAGGAATTTTCTCATTTTCTCACCCTTTCATAAAAAAGGGGCCGAATTGTGGTCGGCCCCTAATTAATTATTGATTACACTCCTGGTGAACCAAAGATACCTCTAGGATCAGAGAAACCAAATACGTATCTCTCTCTAGCTTTGTATCTAACGTTGCCAGTATCAAAGTCACCTTCCATAGTAGTCTTGATAGGTGATCTTGTGAAATGTTTCAGACCATTAGGTACATCTGTTTTAATGAAAAACGCATCAGTGTCAACCAAGTAGTGGTTAACAGTATAACCTTCTGGGATCATTCCCATATTGTTAATAGCATTAATGTCATTATCAGCTGTTCCAACTCTACCTTTAGAGTTCATCAGTCTGTCAGCCGTAAATTGTAGATTAGAAGGAATAATTAATTTCATTCCTCTAGCCGCAACCTTTAGGCCTCTTTCATCAGTGAACGCCGCAATGTCAATTAATGCTTGCTCTAAAGAAGTTTCGTTTAAATCAGCAGCTGTTGCTAATTCATTTGCGAAAGTTCCAGAAAGCGTAGGGTGAGCTGTAGAACATAATTCTACACCATCACCACCAGCATAAGTACCATCGAATGCATTGTTTAATACCGCTGCACCTTTGGTTTGCTTAGTGTTCGCCATTGATCTTGCTAAAGCTTTTGTATATCTAGACGCAAGTCTGTCATACAAGTTATCCTCGATCGCTTCTTCAGTGATCGCGAATGCTAAAGCAATTGTTTCGTTTGTGTAACGAGCTGTGAAAGTTTCTTGCGCATCGTCGTAAGACACACCTTGACCTTCAGGTTTAACAGAAGCATTTCCGAATCCAGATAACATTACTTCTTCTTCAAACGCTCTGTCTGAAGATTCTGAATCAAAAATTTCTGCTGCTTCGTTAGCATATTGTTTATACTCTAGTCCGAATAAAGCATTCAAACCAGGTTCCAACTCTTTAACGAGTTGTGCTCTTGATATAGCCATAGTTATTTATCTCCTTATTCGCTATTAGTTGTACAAGTGAGAACCAGCTGCGATTGTAACAACGACATCACTGCCTGCTGCTGTATAATCGTTTTGTCCCGGTATATTTGCACCTCTGACAAGAGTAAACATTGAAGTAGTTGCAACAGTTGCAATACTCAATCTTTCGTCAGACATACCACTGATACCAGTAGCTCCGTTATCACCTGTGTTATAGTTAAGACCAACATCATTTTGCTGCCAAGCTGCGTTAGCTCTCATATTGAATTCCTGATTAGGATTGTCCAATACAAAACCTATTCCGTCGCTTGAACCAGTGTTGTAGTCAGTTCCAAAGTTTGTTCCACTTGGTACTGAGTTACTCCATGTTGGCTTTGATGTTCCTGAATCAATCCAGAATCCACCATTAAAGACTCCTACTAATAGGGGATCAGTGTTTTGCCAACCTGCTCCACCACTATTACTGTCGTCTGTTGAATCGTAAGTAGCATCTTGTAAATACCCTTTTTCGCCTGCAACCGAAGTTCCATCATTTAGAGAAACTGGGTCACCTTTGAAAATAGTATTGAAAGCACCGCCACCTGCGTCATATAGCTTGTATTCGGATTGACCAGAAGTTGCAGGTGTTGAACCTACAGTCATTACTGCTCTACATCCGTATCCAGCTGTACTATCATTAGCCATAGTTGTTTCCTTTTCTTAAGTGTACCTGCCCCGAAGGGCCTCCAGTACGGTTTATTTATTTTGTTGGTAGAAATTACTAAAAAATTATTTCTTTGAACCACCAAAAGTTACACGAGTCTGCCTTTCACTATTGATCGGCATACTTGGGTGCTGTTCCTTAAGAATATCGTTGTTAATTGCATCGTCTCGTTCTTTAGTTTGCTTTTTAAAATAAGCTTCACGAGATTTCGCGATTTCTTCTGGTAACCTAGCCAGCACTAGGCCTCCTACTCCGATAACACCAGCGTATTTTCCTGTTGTTAAAGATGGATAGCTTTGGTCTGGATATTCGTCAGCTCTCACTAACTCCCATCCTTCTCTTAGTTTTCCTGACATATTTTTTGTGTCATCGAAACCAAGGACTTCAACTCTAATCCATCTGTGCCTGAATCCATCAGGTGCAGGTGGTGCATCGAGTGATGAGGGTGGAGTCCAAGTTTTTGGGGCTTCTGCCTTTACTCTTGTTTGACTCGCACGAGAGGTTTTTACTTTTTCATTTTCCATATGCTTATGCTCCTTCCGTGATATTTAATTGTTTCGCATATTCTTCGAGTGGCACGCCTATTCTTTTAGCAATTGCTACCTGTGATGGCGAGAGTTTCACAGTTTTTCTGCGTCCTGTTGAGCTAGAACGTTTAGCTGATGCTACATTTTGAGCAGGTTTTGCTCTTTCTGTAGTTTGACCTTCTATCTTATCAAATTTATGAGGGAATTCAAGTCTTATTCTTTTATCAACTTCCTCATAATATTCGTCAGTCTTTGGATCATAACCTTCTTTTTCTACCAATGTTTTATGGATATCAAAAGCGGTATAAGTCATTGCAGAATCATTACCAAACCAACCATTTCTAGAAGCCCACTCTTCAGCTTTAGGGTCAGTAGTAGGTGTTTGTTGCTGTTGAGGAGTAATATTAACTTCTTTTTCTTTAGAAGGTTTTTCTCTGTCAACTGCTTTTAAAGCATTAACTCTAGCAGATTCAACAGTTAAATTTGCTAACTGTTCTTGGGCTGCTATTTGTGCTTCAACATCCTGTGATTCAATTGCATTTTTAAGAGCTAGTTTAGCTGCTGCCATACTAGTCGTAACTCTGTTTTCGAATTCACTTACATAAGATTTATCTAATTTAGATAATCTATTTTCTGCTGCATCTTTTTGTTGTTTGATTGATTGAGCATAAGAGACAGCTTCTTCTCTCTGTCTTTCTGCTTCTCTCATTTTACGAGTTAGTTTAGCAATTCTTTTTTGAACTCCTTCACTATATTCTTTTAACTCGTCTTTATCTTCCGCAGGTTTTTTCTTTTCATCAAGTTTTACTTCTCGATCATTCTCATAAGTTTTATCTTCAGGTACCTGTTCAACCTCTATCTTTTCTTCTACAACTTCCTCTTGTTTGACCGCTTCTCCTTTTTCATCTAAATTAATTTCTGCTCCTTCGGTTTCCCCGACATCAATTAATTCATCAGATGGTTTTTTATCTTCTGGCATAGTTCCTTCCTATGTTGTTAAATTAGATGAAGAATAGATTCAGGATCTTTTATAGTTCCTAAAACTTCATCATCGTTTAATATTCTCACCTCACCACCTTCTATTGGTAATCTTGAACCAGCATATCTGGCAAAGATAACCCAATCTCCTTTTTTGCACCAAGGTTTACCAAATTTTTCAGTGTCCGTGTATGCAAGATCTCCCATTTTTAAAACATAACCACATGTTGTAGCTATTCTTGCTTTATCTAAAGTTTCTTGGGAAAATAAAATTCCACCTTTTGTTTTATTCTTTGGTGTAAAAGGTAGAACTAAAATTCTATAACCAGAAGGTTCTGGTAATTCATCTACTGTATCTGTTCCAATATTATCAGGATGTAATGGATCTGGTTCTTGTGCTTTTTCTTCTGCGTATTTTTCTTGAAGTGCCGGTCTAGTTTTTGGTACTTCCTTTTCCGTTTCCGATGTCGATAACGTTTCCTTGCTCATCTTTTTGCTCCTTTGGTTTTAGCAGGTTAGAGATATCCTGTAATGTTAATTGTATGGCATGTGCCTGTCCTACTAGATACTTATATTTTTCCATATTGTCAACCCCACCTGTAAGTATTGAGTCTCCAATATGTTGTAGTCTTTCTTTTAAAGTTCTTTGAACTTTAGTAATGATTGTAAAGTCTTCCATTATTTCCTCTTCTTCCTTTTTTTCTTTTTTGGTTTACCGTATTTTTCTTCCCATTCTCTAGCAAGTTTGGGATTATTTTTCCAAAGATATCTTCTCTGCTTCTCTGATTTAAAGGGCATTATTTAATAAGTTGACCGCAATCCAAACATTCTTTTACTTGAATTTTTTGTTTATTAGTGCATTCGCATCTTTTGCCGAATACTTTATCAACTAATTTATTAAATAGCTCCTTTAATTTTTTCATTACGATTTTTTCATCTTTCTAAATGTTAACGCCAAGTTAGCTCTTTTACCTAACTTACCACCTTTTTTAGCAGCTGCTTTTAATTTAGATAAAGGAATTTTTTTACCTTTTTTAATTCCCATTTGAGATCTTAAAGCCCCTTTTTTTATTTTAGCTTTTTGGATCCACTTGCCATCTTTAGCTTCTACTCTACCGCCAGCCGCATATTCTACTCTACCGCCATCAGCATAAATGCTTTTAGCAGTTTTCCAAGGCGTAGAAGATGTTGAATCAAAATATTTAGGCATTATTTTTTTAGCGCTCTTCCAAAACCTCTTTTTGCTTTACCACAACCTCTAACTTTACCGCCGTGTTTGTAGCCTCTATCTAATTCACCAATTACTCTTCTTTTCTCAGCACGTCTATTTGGATTCATTCTTTCAGCGTCAATTCTTCCGACTTCTTCTAAAAGATTCATTCTTCCTGTGTTTGGCATATTATTACCTATTTATCTTTCCGCTTTTTTTAGCTGCAGAACCAAATTTACCATAAGACTCATCCGCAGATGCTCTTAATTGTTTTTTAGTTCTTTTTTTTCTTATTCTCATAGCAATAGATTCATCTTTTCTATCTTTGTATCCTTGCTTCTTAACTCTCCCACCTTTTTTCATCCCTTCAGATTCTCCATAAGGAAATCTTACATTAGATCTTACTCCGTTTTGCCTCATTTTTTTCCTCCGTTTTTAAAAATTTGCGTTCCCTTTATACCATATATCGACGCCACGACAAGGATCCACAAATTTGTGAACCATGACGGGAGCTGCTGGAACTGCTCAAAAAATTCTTTTATCTTTGCAGCCGCACCCGGATCATCCGAGAAAACCCCCCAGGCGATCACCAAAATGGGCAGCGTGAGCACGACCAAAA